CTGCTCGAGAAGCACAAGGGCTTTCAGGCCGGTGCTGACCGCCGTTCCTGGTTAATCTCCAACCACTCCGAGCTGTTGCGCCAGAGCGCCATCCACGCCCCCCAGAACGCCAACACGTTCGCCTCCGGCCTGGTTGTCGATTACCTCGCCGATGCAGTGATCACTGTGGCCGCCACTCGTTTGGCCCTTGTCTCCGCTTTCAGCCGCAACGTCGGCCTGGACAACCTCAGGCCCCGAGCGTCCGTGCAGGTCAAGAAGTACACCACCGGCACCGCTGCCCAGACCAACCCGACGTCCTGGGAAACCAACAACGATTCGACGCTGGCCGCCACCGCGGTCACCGTGAACCAGATCTCGAAGAACTTCACGGTCACCCAGCAGGAGCTTAACCAGGGCTTCATGCTGTCCGACCTGGCTGCCGGTTCTGCCGACCTGTTTGCCTACGGCATTAGCGACGTGCTGACCGCGCTCATGGTCACTGGTAACTACGGCACCGTTACCGGCATCGGCTCCGCCGCCAACTTCGACAGCTCGGACCTTCCTGCGATCCTCGCTCTGGCGAAAAACTACCGCAGCAAGAACCTCATCCTGGACGGTGGCCACCTGGCTCGCATCCAGTTCTCCGGCACCACCACCGCGGCCGCCGGAACCGCCGCGTTCCCTGACAGCCGATTCGGCCCCCTGAATAACGGCCGGTTCGGATTCGATGTGATCGCTGAGAACAACCGTTGGACCTCGGCCGAGACTAACACGGTCGGCTTCGTCTGCGGCCCTGATGCCATTGCCATCGCCTCCGGCCTGCCGGTCGGCATGATCGCCGGCGAGTTCCTCGAGCAACGCGCCGTGAACACCGCCAACGGCCTGAGCTGCCTGCTCTCCGTCTGGTACAGCCGCGCGAGCCGCAGCCACATGGCGTCCTACGACATCATGTTCGGCGCCGCGGCCGCGGACACGACCCAGGCCGAGATCCTGACCACCGCCTAATCGGCCAAGTCATGAGAATCGCCACGACCATTGCAGTGGACAAGGCAGGCAAATCAAAGATTGTCGCCGGTCCCGAAGTCGATGCAGCCGCCCAGCGCACTGACTTTAACACTGCCAAGATTGCAGAGGGCTCAAAGCTGATCCTGTGGATACAGGGCAGTCTGGCACCGAAGATTCGTAAGGGTTAAACAACCAAAACTGGGAGGGTTACTGGATACGCTGGTAACCCTCCCTTTAACCAAAACACAATTTTATGGCCGGAGTTCAAACCGATATCGCGACGCAGGATTCAATGGGCTTTCAAGGAGCAGTTCCTATCAGCGGGACCGCGCTTAATTCCGCTGGCTACACTGCCGTGCAGTTTTCTGAAACTGGTACGCTGACCAGCATTGCCGGTCTCGGCTTTTCTGGCACTTGGACCGCTCATACGTTCCCTGCCGGATTCATTATCCGTGGACGTATCACCAGCTTCCAACTCGCTTCTGGACGAGCCATCGCCTATCTAGCACGCGCCTAATGACATTGGACCTGTCATTGGATCTAGCCGCTGAAGGTGATTCGGCTGTCTACAACCATACTTTTGTAGCTAGGAATATGCTACAAGAGGACGAGACTCTTGTGCTACAAGAGGATGGTCTTTTCAAAATAGTTTTCTCACTGATAACAGACTAACGCTTTTCAAATTATGGCAGACTCTAAAATTACGGCCCTCGGTAGTATTGGAACAGGAACTGATCCCGCAAACGATCAACTCGTGATCGTGGATGTGTCGGATGTTTTGCCAACAGGGATGGCGACGACGGGGACCACTAAGAGAGTTGGTCTCAACCAGCTTCTGTCGTCTTCACCAACTGCGACCGGAAACTTTACCATCACCGGAGATCTGACGGCTGCTCGTTTGATTGTTACTGGTGGAACGATTCCTACGAACGGTCTGTGGTTGGCGACGACCAACACGCTTGAGTTTGCCGCGAACAGTCTCGCTCAATACCGCATTGCCCCGCTTGGCGTATTCTCTTGGTTCGACGGCGCAGGCGGCACTCGAATGACCCTCAACTCTACGGGGTTGGGCTTGGGGGTTAGTCCTTCATACAACATAGACGTATTAGGCGCAACGCTTCCGACGATTGCTGTCCGAGCGACAAGTGCCGGTGCTTCAAATGCGCGGTTATATCTTGAGTGCGCTGGAACCAATAGCGGAAATGTCACTTACAACCGTTCGCTGCAAGCCCTTCAGCTAGGAGCAAATGGAGCAACATCCGCTCAAGTTACGCTCGATAGTTCAGGTAATGTTGGAGTGGGGGTTACGCCTGCCGGTACTGGCGGTTGTTTGCAACTCAAGAGCGGCATCACATTCCCAGCCACTCAAGTCGCTTCGTCCGATGCGAACACGCTCGACGATTACGAGGAGGGGACGTGGGTTCCTACTGTTGGAGGGACTTCCACCTATACTGCTCAAAGTGCAAGTTACATAAAAGTTGGCCGTTTAGTAACAGTTAGTTTTGATATGAAAATACTATTGCTTGGCACTGGCAGTACAACTACTATTTCAGGTCTGCCATTTGTTGTTGGAAGTTCAACTTCTCCAAAATTTGAACAATGTAATGGAGCGGCTGGATATGTTGAATCATTAGCAGTAAATGTGTATTCGATTACTTTTAATGGGTCAGCAAACACCTCGACGATTAATTCAACCTCAATGAATACACTTGGTGGAACAGCAAACGTAAATCCTGCAATTTACGGAAATGGAACTAGGGTTCAAGGAACTGTTACTTACATGGCCGCTTAATAGAAATAATATGCCACTCACCGAACGCACTACATTCTCGCTCTGCGAGGTTCTTCCTTCAACCGTCCTTCAGGTTCGACTAGCGGACCAGATCGTCGATGGCGAGGTTGTCAAAGCCTCCGCATTCCGCCGCTATTGCTTGCATCCCGGCTCAGACCTTACTGGTCAGCCCGAGCAGGTTGTAGCGATTGCCAACGCCGTCTGGACTCCTGCCGCTGTCGCAGCCTACGTTGCAAGCCAAACCCCTAGCACCACCATCCAATGATCGTACCAGTTGATATTGTCGCAGTGCAGTGCAATCAGAACAACTCGCTGTTCGTGACGACCGGAATCGATTACGACAACAGCGGTTCGATTGTGGGTTCTGAGATTACCTCGCAATATACGATGAATCCCGGTGACGACCTTACTGGTCAGCCGGTTGAGGTTGTGAATATCGCCAATGCGCTGTGGACTCCGGCGGTTGTGGCAGCTTACAAGCTGGCGAATCCGGTGGTTGAAGCCGTACAGCCTACTGAGTAATGGAACCAACGAACAGCAGCACCAGCCCTGGACTCAGCCTAGCAGCAGCGGCAGGTGCCACCGCTGTTTCGTTTATTCCGATACTGACCGACTGGGTAAGGCTTATCACCGCGCTGATTGGCTTAGTTTGTGCCATCTACGGCGCATATCGATTATTCCGCTCTAAATGAAAAACACGAAAACAACTCTCGCTGGTGTTGGTGCCATTCTCGTCGCTGTTGGTGGTGCCCTTCGGGCTGCCTTCGACGGTGACGTCAGCACCAATATCGACATCGCTTCGACCATCGCAGCGGTTACTGCCGGCCTCGGCCTGATCATGGCTAAGGACGCTGACAAGAAGCCGGAATGAACGTCATCGAGCAGATCGTGACAGCTATTCTCAAATGGCTGACCGGCCTGGCTAAAACTCAACCAACAGCCGAAGATGCCAAACCAGACCCCGAGCTTAAACAAAAGCTGCTGGATCGCATTGATAAGTCTGGCATCTAGCTGTGGCTGCGCCACCCGTGTGGTCTATGTGCCCCACGGAGAGCCTGTGCGCCTGGCTGAGAGTGTTAAGGCGCGAGTCTGGGTCAAAGGTGCAGACGGTGTTCCTGTTCTCTCCATGAACCGTATAACGCTCGCAGAAGGTTGGTACGCTCTCCCTAAGGAATAAAACTATGGCCCAGCAAACGATCAACATCGGCACCATCAGCAACGACAACACCGGGGACACCCTCCGCGGCGCCGGCGAGAAGATAAACGACAACTTCGACGAGCTATATGCCGCCCTGCCGTTGGTCACACCGACGACCTGGGTGCCGACCCTCATCGACTCCGGCGGTGGCCGCACCTTCGCCATCACCACCAACACCGCGCGGCACACCACCATCGGATGTGTGACCACATTTACCGCGGACGTCACCGTCAACTCGGTGAGCGGATCCGCCACGGGCAACCTCCGGCTGTCGCTGCCCGACCCCGTCACCTACGAGGCCGCCGCCGCGGTGTGGCTGACCAACGGAACCAACCAGGCCAAGACCGCCATCATCGCTCGCCTAATCGCCGGCACCAGCTACCTCGAGCTGTCGCACTTCGAGACCGGAGCAGCCACTAGCCTGGCCGACCATCTCCAGGCCACCAGTCGGCTGATAGTCTCTGGCACTTACTTTACCGCCTGATGACCACCATCGGATCCAGTCTCCAGCAGGGCATGGCGGTGCTCCAGCAAATGCTGGGGGCGCCGATGTTCATCTGGGAAGGGACGTCGATCCGGTGCATCCCGGCTGCCGTCAACGATGCCAACGTGCCCATCTCCGGTGGGTTCCAGGACAACGTGACCTCGAGGATCCTGGTCATGTTCTCCGACTGGAAGACCTGCGATTCGACACTGGTCTCGATGGACTCGACGCTCTACACGCTCGACCAGGGGACCACATTCTCCAGGCTGCAACGTGAGGACACTGGATTTATCTTCCTAGAGAACACCGACCGCATCGCCCTGACCTTCTGCAAGCCGAAGCCTGTGGTCGGCAGGACGCTGGTCTATCAAGGCCGCACCCTCCGCATCCTGTCCTGCCGTGTGGATGCCTCCGGCGCCTACTACAACCTCGAGCTGGGGGCAAAGACCAAGTGAAATTCGGAGTCAACATGACGGTCGACAGCGGCAAGTTCGACCTTGCCATGAAGCAGTATCTGATGACGACGAGCCGCGATCTTCACAAGGCGATCAACAGCAGATTCTTCTACCTGATGGTCCGGCTGTTCGTTTTGGTGCCGCCCAAGAGCCCAGGCCAGGAGCGCCGGAGGATCGCTGACTATTTAGGGGCACCTGCCGGAAACCTAAACAGAAAATCTAAGAAGACTGGCAAGCGCATCGGAACCTCAAGGATTCTCAGGAGAGTCCACCTTATCGTTCAAGCAAAAGCCGCTAAAAACCCAACAGTAAACCTAAACGGAGGTCACGGTCTTTACGGAAAAGCAATGAAAGCAGCCGCCTCGGCGCTGATGAAGAGATCCATCGCATCGGTTGGATACCTCAGGTCCGCAGTGGTAAAATCTATCAGAATTTACAACCGAGGATTCACTCAATTTCAAAGTCCTAAATGGAAACCGCTTTCTAAACCTGCCAGCTACAGAGCGCCAAAGAAAACAAACAGCGCTTTAGTTGCAATGGCCAATGAATATGGTCTTCCTCAAGAGAATGTAGGCATCCACAAAGGCACCGTTGCTCATGGATTCCAGGCGGTTCCTGGATTTAATCCCACCGCTTTCGTTTCGATGCGTACAGGTGTGGCAGACAACCAGTACAACCGAGTGGCGCAAATCTACAACGAAGCAATGCAGAAGGCCATGGACGACGAGACGACGGAGATGATCAACCACATGACCGAGGCCCTCCTGGCTAACGGCAAGGTTCTCGAAGACAACGGGATCACAATCAAATGAACGCCGCCGCCCTAAGAGCTGAACTTGCAGTCGCTGACTACCTGGCGGCCGCCGACTGGTCGGCCTCCGGCGCCGGCACACCGACCTGCCTGACGTCCTACAGCCGCGGTCTCTACGACGATCCCGACGACCAGGACGTCATGCCAAACTTCCCGCGCCTGGTGGTCTCGACCAACTCGGCCAGGCCAATGCAGCGCACCGACTTAACCTGCGAAGTCGAGATCGCTGTCGAGCTTCAACTCTCGGCCGACGACACCGACGAGGCTGCTGTGCTGACCACCGTCCAGGTGCTCGACAACCTGATCCTGCCGCTGTTCGACGACACCGGGGCCTCTGCTCTCAACGCGCCATCAAACGACGCCAGCGGCCCGTTTACGGCGCAATTCGCCGCCCCTCTGGACTTTGGTGGCTCATCAATCTCTAATCGGTCCAGGACGTTCACCAGGACATTCACCCTCTACTGTTCAGCAACCATCTAACCACCCACACGAATGGCTAATTCACAAGGACTCGCATACCAGTTTGGTTCACCGGCTTCGGTGACCATGTTCGACACAGACAACACAACCGCAGTTTTCACCGCCCTGGCTTCGATTGAGAGTTATGACCTTACTCACGAAGCCGACACCGAGGAGGTTCGAAACAGCGCCGGCGAGACGGTCGGACACATTGGCTACAACGAGCGGGTGACGCTTAACCTCAATCTGATCCCATCTGGAGCCAATGCAGCCGCCGCCCTGGCCTTCTGTTCACTGGCTCCGGTCAACGGAACCGTGGGAATTACCGGCGCTCCAGTGATTAAGATGATGGGCACAGCCGACATCCTAAACACGGGACGGTTCATCTATGCCGGCGGTGGCTCGGTTAAAATGACTCAGAGCGGCAAGGCTATGGTCTCGATCACTGTGAAGAAATTCAAGAACCTGACCACCGCTGCCGCTGTCGCCCTGAACGTGTGAGCAGCCTGGCCGCCATCCTAAGAGCAACAGCCAAGCCCTGTCCGATGGTGATCGGGCTCCGCATGGTGCCCTTTACTGTCGGCCATGCCATTCTGTTGCACCGCCTGGGATCGCCATTCGTTATTGGAGGCCAGGCCACCGCTAAAGATTTGGTCGAGGCTGTTATCGTGTGCAGCCAATCCGCCGAGGAATCGGTCAAGACCATGGCCTCGGTGTTCCGGTGGGTGCCCCTCAGACTGATGCGCCAGAAGGTCAGCAAGTCCGACATAGTGAAGGAATGCCGCATCCTACAGGAGTGGATTGGAGACAAATCAGACTGTCCCGAGGTGCTTAGGCAACCCGGTTCAGGATCTGGGTCAGCCGCTATGCCCTGGCCCGAAAGGCTGGTAGTCGGCCTGATCGACATTGGATTCACCGAGGACACGGTTCTAAATATGCCGGTGACAGATGCCGAAAGATTCTTCCTGACCAACGCCGAGCTTCATGGCCAGGTCGAGCTGTGGAATGATAAGAACGATGCCCTCTGGCGCCTCGGTCAACAACGGGAGACAGTAAGGAACTAACATGGCCATTTTCTCACTCATCGCAAAGCTCGGCCTTGACGGCTCGGCCTACGAAAGCGGACTAAAAAAGGCTTCGAGCACGACCGATAAGTTCCGGGCATCGGTAGGATCTCAGCTCGGTGCCGCCCTATCTGTTGCTGCCATTGGAGCCTTTGCTAAGAAGGTCATTGAGACAGTCGACGCCATCGGTGATCTTTCCGAGCAGCTAAACATCAGCACCGACGATGTGCAGCGCCTCCAGGTGCTGGCAGGCCAGACGGGTGTTTCCTTCGAGGCCATGGCCAAGTCGATCACAGCGGTCAGCCAGGAGCGCCTCAAGGCTATTGAGGAGGGAGGAAAAGCCCGCGAATACTTTAAGACACTGGGCTTTTCAGTTGCTGAACTAAACGACAAGAGCCTGTCAAACATCGACCTGATCTCGAGGATGGGCCAAGCGCACAAGGATGCAGGAAGCAGTGCCCAGACCCAGGCGGCCATGATCGCCATCCTCGGCGAGAAGGCCTTCAAGGCAGCAGGAGCAATGGCTAAGATAAAAGAAATGGGGCCAATCGACGTAATTTCTAAAGAACAAATTGATCAGGTTGGAAAATTAGCTGATCGTATGGATGAGATACAGCGGCAAGTTACTGTTGCTTCAGTGCCTTATCTCAATTACTTTGGAAATCGAGTTGAGCAGGCTGCTAAAGAGCTAATCGTATATAACAATATGTTTAGTGGTGTTTTTAGAAAGTTTAGAGAAGAGATAGAGCCATATAGAATCGGCCTTGGAGGATCGATTGATTCATCTCAGGGTGTTAGTAAAAGTTTAGATTCATTATCAATACCGAGCGGAACTATTGGCACAATAGACAGTAAGGTTAAACGCGAGACCTCAATGTTCTCAACTCCAGCCCCTCCTGGTTGGGTAAACACTCTGATGGGTCAGATTAAGATTCAGACCAACGAGACCCGTGCAGTGCGAGTAAACACCGGAAGAACAGCTCAGGCTGTCGAATAAAATGGCAACGCTTCAAGGAACACCCATTCCATCGCCGGCATCCTACGATTACATCGAGGTTAGCCGGGCTTACGACAACAACGGCAACGGCCGGGTGGTTCAACTAACATTCCGCGGCGACAAGAACACACTCCGCATCGCCTCAGCCCAATGGGTGGCTTTGGGCGCTAAGTACAGCATCCGCGAGGATGGCCCATATTCCGAGGCTACCGTCACCATAGGCGGAAACTCCTTTGACCCTGGTACAAAAATCCAAGATCAGGCGGCCCCTCTGCCTGGAGAAATAGCAGACATCCGCTACGAGTTCCGCACCGATTACCTCGATGTTTCGGTGTTTGCTTTGCCGGCAGTTGATAAAGAAGCTATGTCTTTTGGGAATCCAAACCTTTACAAGTTTGTCATTGAGACAGCAGCTAAAAACGGTGAGGTTCTATCTCAGAGAGAGACTACCCTCGGAAACCCAACCACCTTCCCAATGGCGAACAAAGTCTGGCAAATGCTCTACCGCGGCCAAGACACGTTTCCAATTGCTCGAGTCAGCCTGACTAGGATAGCGACCTTTAGTGGCAACCTAGGCCTGCCTCAAGTTCCTAACGGAATCCCGCCTGTCTACACGGTAGAATCGTTTGCTCAGAATTGGAATCTGCCATTATCTGTGCAGCAAATGCTTCCCAAAATTCCCAAAGATACAGCCACCGGAGCAGTATTAGCACCCTTCGGCACCGTATGGGGTTGGAAGCAGACAAACTTCTCGACCAGCCTGATCAATAAAACCAATCAAGTTGAGCAGGTCATCGCATGGACTTTCGCACCTTACGACACGCTAATCTATCCGTTCTTCTGAGTAACCTTTAACAAACACTAACACTATGGCAGACGAAATCCAAATGACGGCCCGGTTGTACGCCTCTAAAAACGGCGCTTACCTCCCGAGCGTAACCTACACCAAGAGCGCCACGATGGTCGGCACCGACATGGGCAGCCAGACTCAAGCCATCGGCACCGCATCTTCAGAGACCCTGGACGTTCCCGTCGACGTGACTAGTCCTTACAAGGTGCTGATCTCAAACCTAGACTCGACCAACTACGTTGAGCTGTCATTCACCTCTGGCTTCGTCGCAGGTGCTGGCACGATGCGCCTTCCTGCTGGCGAGACCATGCTGATACCGTACATCAACGTGAACCTCTACCTGATTGCCAACACCTCCGCGGTGACCATTCAGGCCACCTTCTGCGAGATTTAACACACCAACCCTATGGCCAACGAAGTCGAGATGTCAGCCCGGCTGTACGCCAGCAAGGGCGGCGCTGTGATCAACTCACTGTCTTACAGTGCGATAGCCAACATGACCGGAACAGACATGGGGCAGCAGACCCAGGTGGTCGGTACGAGCGACGAGGTGCTGGACCTGACCGCTGACCTCGGGACGCCCTATCGCCTCCTGGTGGTCAACCTAGACCTCGTCAACAGTGTCGAGATCGGGCCTGCATCGCCCTACTCATTCCAGATCCCGGCTGGTCAGTTTATTTTAGTTCCCTATGTGGCAGCGACCATGTACGTCAGAGCATTGAATAGCTCGGTCAAGATCTTCGCCCAGTTCTGCGAACTCTAAACAACCATGGCCATTCAACTGCCCTCCAAACTGGCCGAGAGTGGCTTTAAGGCAGACCATGCCCGGGCCATCAACCAATTGATCGAGGCCGTGCGACGGTCCCAGCTCATCGCCGGGCCTGGCCAACGGGTCGAGCAGAACGCCAACGGCACGACCCTAAAGACCCCAGTGATGTCGAGCACCGTGCAGACCTCCGAGGAATCCTGGTTCTACTGACATGGCTTTCGCCACAGATCGGAAGGACAAGATGTTCACGGCCGCAAACCTGAACGATCTCTATTCGCGCTTCGACCGGAAGTGCTATCTGGCGCTTAACGGCATGAGTCCGTTGTTCGCTAACTCAGCGGACGGAGTGTGGCAGGGGCAATATCCTTTCGGTGTCTGGTACGTCTTTAGGAACGATCCTGATTCCTGTAAGCGCCTTCGCGACGGTGGCGAGTCGCCGCTGCCGTACATTCCAGGCATCGGATACAACTGGAGAGACAACCATCAACAAAGCATCGTAAAAGACAAGCTGTCGACGCTTGAGGTGAAACACCAAGACGTGGCCGGCGGCCAGGTCTACGTCGATCACTGGGTGGCTAGTGGTGACACCTTCACCTGCGACATCGCTTCCATTCACTACAGCTTCGAGCTGTTGACTAGGGAGATCGGTGGCATCAAATACGACATCCACCTCGGGTGGGACGCTCCAGCGGCATCTGGCCTGACTTCCTATGTCCGAGGCAGTCTCGGCGCTGCTATCGACCCAACACTGCCTCCTGGTCGAATCCACAAGCATCGGATGGCTGTTGCCGAGATAGCCTTGGAAGGAATCTCTGAGTTCAAGATCCTCAACACGTTCCAGCGTTACGACTGCTGGCGGGTCCATGCGTGCGGATCCACAGGCGTCACCGTATTTCTTCAGAATCCCGACGGGAGTTCCGAGAGGCACCTGGTCGACCGCGGATCCTGTCGAGCCTTCCGGCGCCGGCCTGATGGCACCTGGGCAACCCGGTTTCCAGGAGGTGCAGTCTGTCGATACTTCTTCCCGTACTTCAGCGGGGACATCCCGTTCCTGGCAGAAGGGCCTCCCGAATGGTCGGACACTGTCACCCAGTCGGAGTTCCTGACGCTGGAAAGATCCGCCCAGGCCAACAACGTCGCCAACCCGTTTATCCTGTTCGAGTGGCGCCGGGTTATGGGGGCGGTGCATGACCCATTCCTTCCCTACGATCCGCGGCAAATTTACACCGGAGTCTATGCCGACCCATCCGATGCAAACACCACCATCGGTGACGCCGTGTTCACCTGGGGGCGTGCCCGGGTAACCTACAGCAACGCCGCGGGTGATGTGACCAAAGACATCATCAAGATCTTTGCAGGAGCAAACAACCTCGTCGGAAACCTCCGAAGCATAGGCATCACTGTCACCGAGACCGCCACAGCAATCGCGCTTTCGAGCACCAGCGGCCTGATCCGAATCTACCCAATCGACGCCAACATCTTCACGACTACCGCCGACCCATATTGGGAAATCGGTTCTAGCCCGGTCACTATCTCGACCATCTATCCCGCCCAGTACAGCATGGGAATGGATCCGGCGCTTGGGCCAGGCACCTACACCTGGAACGCTGGGAATGAGCCCACCATCCTCGACTCGATGCGTACTCTTAGACGCAAGATCGGCGTCGAGGTGGGATTCCTGAACACCTACACCGACGTCGACGATATCACGGAGGAAAAAGTCTCAATCATCAGCATGACGCCGATGGGGCTAATGTGCCGAGCGGCAACTGCGACAGGAACTGGCGGAAGCCTGCTGAACAACCTGGAGACCAACGCCACAAACGAGACTCTCTACGTCGCCGACCGTGCAGCTCAATTCGGAGTGGGTGCCTGGCAGAACTGGATGTACACGTCCGGCACGCACATATTCTATCTCCATGTCCCAGGAGCATCGACCAGCCTCCAATGGTCAAACATCCTGCCGGCACGCAACCCGGTGCCAGGAGCCGCGGTGCAGGCAGTCAACACGGCCTTTATCCCACCGGGAGGGCCTTGGGGCTTCTCCAGCTCGGTATACGACTTCGAGCAGGTCAGGGCCTACGACATTGATCTGACGTCAGGAACCGACGACAGGCCTTGGGGCGCTGACTTCTGGAACAACAAGTGGGGAGGGCCAAACGGATCGGATGCCTCCGTGCGGATCCCAGGAAGGCCCAACAAGACCGAGCAATACGCCTACATACCAACCGGCCCAAACAGCTCTTTCGTTGACCTGGTGGAAGCAGGCAAAGACGATGTTTTCAAGGACGGCCGCGGGGCCTTGTTTGCATCCACGGTGCCTTTTAAATCGTCGACCTACTCGCCGCCTTACCGCGATAACATGACGCACATCTGCTGGACAGGTGGCGTCGAGCAAATCGGCTTTGACTTACCGTACAGCCCCATCGAAAACCCATACTGTCCTGGCGGCGGCCCATTCTTCCACAAGATCCCGAAGTCTGCCTGGCTGTGGGATCTTCTGGAGTGGTCGGTCAGCGCATGGACTAGGACGGTGCCTCTATGCAATGGACAGATTGTGTGCCCATTGTTCGACGCCACAGGATCCATCCGAGTTCTAGGAGATGTATTGGCTTCATCAGGAGTCGAGTTCGGTGGTCCCAGCTTCTACCTCACCGAGCACAATTACGACCTCCTGATTGCCAACGGGATTATCTGCTACACCGACCAGGATTCAGGCGGAAACGACTACTGGTTCGTGAACGCGGCAAATCTGGCTTCGTACAGCGCCACTCAGGGCTTCATCTCCTACAACTTCGACGCCGAGAACGGCCAGCCCTACGCCAGCCCTCCAGTCGCGGCCACAGGCTACATCCAGAAACGGAACTACAGCCTGGGCGAGACCAACAAGGGAGCCGGTTACTACGACCCGACCACCTCGACCCAGTACTTCGACCGCATCCGGTACGTCGATCTCCGATAGTTTTCGACCCCTGCAAACATTGGGTTTTCTCTTAAATCTACAGAATAAAGGTTTTCTCTGTAGACGGAAGGCTGGGCATCACCCATCTTGATCACGTCGAAGGCAACAAAAACAGCAAACCAAAGCAAAACATGAGCAACGCGAACAACACCGAATCCAAGACCACTCCCGAAGTCCGAAAGCTGATCCGCTTGTGGATCACCGGAAACGACAAGCGAGACGCTCGTAAGCTGTCCAAGGATCTATCTTGTGTCAGCACTGAGATCTCATTCTGGCTCGATGTGATCGCTGAAACCCGACAGACAGCCTAAGCAAGACCTTAGCCCCGGGTGGGGCCAATACCACCCCCAGGGGCGCGACTGGTTAACGCGCACACTCCAAACTATGACCACTCTCTCCAACCTCATCTCGGCCCTGATCATCGTAGAGTCCTCGGGCAACGATCTTGCCATCGGCGATAACAAACGCGCCCTTGGGCCATTACAGATCCACCGCGGTGTGGTGCAGGATGTGAACCGATTCACCGGGTCGCACTACCGCTGGGAGGCCATGACCAACCGGGTACAGGCCAGGGCGGTGTGCGAGGCTTACCTCCGGCACTACGGCAAGGGCAAGAGCACCGAGGACCAAGCCCGGATATGGAACGGCGGTCCCCAGGGACACCACAAGAAGCAGGCCACCGAGGCCTATTGGAACAAAGTCCGCAAGCATCTGTAATGAAACCAAAAACCATCAACGTGACACCAACCACACACAAAACCCTTCGAGCCTACTGCATCGAGGCCGGCCTAAAAATGCAGGCGGTAGCCGACAAGGCCATTGCTGCCTGGTTAAAGAAGGCCTCCAAGTGAAGAGAATCCTCGCCATCGACCCAGGGATGTCTGGCGGTATCGCCTACCACGGTCATGGAGGCATCATCCTAGATTCCATGCCGACTACCGATCAGGATGTCTCTACGCTCATCCTGGATCGATTGGGCATCACTGACGTGGTCTACATCGAGAAGGTGGGCGGCTATGTGGGCGGGAAGGGCGCACCGGGCTCGGCCATGTTCAACTTCGGCAGGAACGTAGGCTTTCTCCATGGCCTGATAGCCAGCACCAAGACCCGGGTGATCGAGGTAGCACCGCAAAGGTGGCAGAAGACGATCCAGGCCGGCACTAAGGCTACGCACGGCACCAGGTGGAAGGCTCACCTCAAACAGATAGCCCAGCAGCGCCATCCTCGCCAGGCCATTACACTAAAGACCGCGGATGCTCTGTTGATATTAGAGCACGCCTTGATTGCGGAGGGAGTCAAATGAGCAAAAAAGAAGACAAAGAGCAGTATCGAATCACATTCAAAGGGCTTCTTTCTATCTATCTGCCCGACAAAGTTATGAACGAAGTCCTAACCGCAATCGAACTGTCATGCCGTCGCAACGGCTGGGGCATTGCAATAGATCAAGACAACCGACTGGACTTTGTGCAGATGCAACAAGTGAAGGATGCGAAATGACACCAGCAGCACAGCGTATTGCGGTAGCGTGTGGGTGGACCGACACGCAAATCATAGATGGCAAATATGGTCAATCTGAGGTTCCAGACTACCTCGCCGACCTCAACGCCATGCACGAGGCGGAGAAGATGTTGAAGGGTGGAATGCGGTCAAAGTATGACGCCGAGCTTACGTTAATCTGTTCCCAGGACTACAATTTCATTTGGGAGTCCACCGCATCCCAACGCGCAGAGGCATTCCTCCGCACGATTGATAAATGGAAGGAATGTAAATGAACAGTACACCTAGAACAGACGAACAGATCAACGGTAAACCATGCACTCGATTTGAAATACTAGCTGGCGATTGCCTGCGTAATGCCGCAGTTCCGTCGGAGTTCGCTCGCACATTGGAACGCGAACTCAACGCGGCAAACGCAATCATTAAGCAGCAGCAATTGTTGGAGGAGGAGAATCTGCAGTTACAAGAGCGCATCAAGCGGCTGGAGGAGTATCTAATAGACGCGAAGAACCAGTACGCAGTGTTAGTCGCTGACGTTGCGTTGTACGAGGACAGGGGCGAGCGCATCAAACGGTTGGAGGACATCATCAGCAGAGCAAGCAGCAGGTTCTTTCGCGATGGTTCAAACGGTATGGTCGCAATTGGTATGTTGAACATATTAGAGGAAGTGAGGAAGCCGTGAGTGACACCCCAATATCCGACTCAACCGCTCACAACGTAGGCGACCTCGGTATGCTATGCCGTAGGTTAGAGCGTAAACTAGCCGCGACTCGCAAGTACCTGAGTGAGGTTACGGAGCGAGCCAAGAAACTCGAAACCGAGAACGACGCAATGCGAGCGGAT